ACCAGGTTCGTACTTCTGGAATCTGGTAACCTTTATTCCACCTCTCGGTAGAAACAAGGGGCTGAAAGGACACCTTGCCGAGACCAGCACAATCTGGGCCAGTAATAGGTAGTGCACCTATTACCTTTTCGCATCTCTCTATGAGATACGATGATGTAAGCCAATAACCTCTTTTATAAAAGAAGTTACTTGACTTCACCCAGCCAATGATTGCACTAGCATCTCGCCTGTTATCAGGAGGCATATGACGAATGTAGGTTGGTGTAACCACCTCACCATCATATGCATCTACTCCACAACTCTCTCTGAACTTTCCAGTCCAGAAAGATTTGGAAGTATTTACTTTGCAATAGTACTTTTGCAAGTAATCGATAACAGTAGCAGGATCATTTACGGGGACAATTATATCATCTCCGTAAATGTACACATCTCTACTAACTTTGTATATATTGAGATGTGTAACAGGGAGTCTACGTTTTCTTAATAGAGCCATTACACATATAGTGTAAAAGTACATTGACTCTATCGGAAAACATAGTGCGGACCCCATCGACGCAAATTTTCTAATAGTAATAACATCACCATTAGGCATTTGCGCTTTCTTCGATCTGCATGCTTGAATTGCATCCCGGAGATCTGGGTTGCTATCAAACATTGCGCTAGCAAGAGCGTTTGGTACGCGATCGCTAGCCTCAGAAAGATCCAAAGTTGCATAATTCTGAGTCTTCGAAGAATACATTGCGAGTTTCTGATTAATTGTTTGGTCTGTAAAATTTACATGACCGAGCGTTAACCAGTTACTCTCAAGAGTTTTTATCAAAACTCTTGACAGAGCTTGTTGTGTATATTGCATACAAACAGGCTCAATGGCAATGATACGGGGTGTTTTCAATGTCTTTGGTACGGTGATCACCCTTACGGGTTGTTCATCGCACTCAGGAATGAGAGAAACTCTCCTGAACTCCTCTGAATCATATGCATTTTCTGATGAAAATGCATTATGAAGTAGAGGGAAGTAAGGTTCAAGTCTCTCATGCCACCTGTTGAAACGATATTTATCATTACCAGATATCATTTCAGCAGTAGCTCCAGGTCCATGTTTGGGTATAATGTCATCAGATAGCATATTAATGCTACTGAGTACATTGCCCCAGACAAAAGCGCTAGTATATATGAAAGTACTAGCGTCCAACGGAGCAATTTGGCCATCGAAAATACATTCGCATTCGATGAACGATTGGAGGGCTTGCCTTGTTCTTTTATCAGAACAGGCAACTCCAATCTTTTTGAAGCTATACGATATTTGTCGAATAGCCTCAATAGCCGATATGTCGGGTTCATCTAAAATCCTCCCTGTGGCTTTACAGAAAATGTGGACGAAGAAACCTCGCAGAAATGCGGGGACCTTCCCATATTTCCGAAAAGAACGGAAATGTGTTGGTCCAATCATCCCTATGGAAAGGGCTTGTTCAAAGTCTTTTCCAAGAGATGGCAAGGTTATCGTAAGAAACGATAAACCTTCATTTTCTGCTCGTGATCTTAATGTTTCAAGATCACGTGACTCGAGCCGAGTTGCTGCACACTTAGCCACTGCATCTTTATAGATGCAAGTGACAAGTTCAGTTAGGTCGCTTACGTGGCTTTTCATACTTCCTCCTTACTAGGGGGTTAGTATCCAGCCATGTATCTTGCCTCTTATGTATGTTATACATACATAACAGCCATTACAGCGGAAGAATGAAATGGTATGAGAGAGTCCCTCGCAAGGAACTCTCTCATAAAGTATTTCTCCTGACTGCTAACTAATTATTTTAGTTACGTTTACGGAGAAAGTGCTTAATTCGTCTTCGGTGTTGAATCAGAACGTTTCGTTTGATCAACACCTTGGGCGATTCTCAAAAC